ACCCGCTGACCAACCTATAGGTGATAAAACTAGATGGGAATATAAAGGAACATATGGTTCAGAGTATTCAGCTTGTCAAATGGGTAATCCTCTAACATCTGCTGTTAACAACCAATATAGACCACCTACTAATCTTTACGAGATGGTAGGTATGGGTTATATGAGAGGTTTTATTGGCGCACCATATAAAGATAGTGGTGGAAACTTAATAAACACTAACACACCTGTATCAGTAGATGTTGGTACTAAGCTAACCGGAACTTCAGTACCAACTACTGCTGATGTTACGAATGGGTCAGGTATGGCTAATGGTGCTAGATATTTAGCTTTCGATAACGGTAATAATTTATCCTTTGGTAATCCACCAACAGGAAAAACAGCGCCTTTATTGGCACATGGTATGTTTAGCGGTAATAATATTTATACTGGTGGTGCTGTCTATAATTACAACAATGTATCTGGTAATTATGTTTTATCAGGAACTGAATCAGATTTTGCTGGACCTTACACTGGTCATCTTGAAACAGAAATAAACGACCCTAATGTTAACAAAGCGTATCCTGGGTCTTCAGCTGTAACTTTAAATAAAGATCTATTTAGCACAAGACAAGCTATGATGGTTGTTCCTATTGCTAACGGTGGTATGGTTAATGTTAGATCGGAACAGTTCGTAGAAGGAACATGGGCATCTATTAAAATATTTTGCCCAATTACTTTACCAAAATGGGGATTAGCAAACAACATGATGGGTGTTCAGGAAGTATATCAAAATGCTGATTTAGACAATGCGTTATTAATGAATGGTGGTACAAGTATTGTAAATGGCGCAACAACAAGTTCTACAAGTGTTACTTTAACAGTAGCGCAGATAAACTCAGGTGGAGATGCACCTACAGTGGGTCAGCTTGTAACTGGAACTGGAATTCCACAGGGAACTGTAGTTTCAGCTGTTAGTGGTACAACTTTAACTTTATCTCAAAACGCTAGTATAGCTAATGGAGTTACGATAACTTATAGTATACACCCTTTAAGAAAAATATACCAAAACTATGCAAACCAAAGTAATGTTTCATTAAACCCTGATCCAAATGACCCAACAGTAACTCAAGCTGACAGGTATAATTTCTTTGGCTCACTTGGTGGGGTTGTTAAATTCAATCCTTATCCTACTGCTGCAGCTGCATTAAGTCATAATTTTGGCGCACCAGGTAACACGACTAATTTTCCTAAAGCTAAAAACAAAACAGCTTATCACGTACCTAGTCAAAACTCTATATATAGATCACAAGGTTACTCACAATGGAAATCTCCAACTGGAGGATCTCCAGTTAGTAACCACGGAACACATGTTTTAGGAAATCATGCAAACACACCTTTAAAAGGAAACACAATGACTGCAAATGGAGCAACATCTAACGCAGAGTATTTTCACGGCGTTCCAAATGTACATGATTGGGTTTTTTCAAGATCTAACGGTTCTAGAAGGTCAAGACTTCCAGCGAGAGGTATATTAGATAGAACTCGTTTTGCAGACAACGACTCTTCTACATTGGGTGGTTGGTATGCTATGAGAATAACAGGATATTTTGATGGGGCAAACCCAACTGTATCATCAACTGCACAATTCGCTGTTCAAGTCGGCTCACTAGATCATACTAGGGGCGATGCCGATATTGATGTAGATAGCGTATTAAACCAAGTCCCTAGAAATGGTGTTATAAGAAAAATAGTAGCAGCATAATAAATAAATAAATAAATTAACTTAAATTAAATAAAATGGCAAAAAAAGAAAAGATGGTAGACTTAAAGTCTAAAGCAACTCACTTAACAACTGACGAATTAACTCCTGTACAAAAAATTGTAGGAGAAATAAACAGAATTAAAATGGAGTTAGGTAATCTCGAAATGAGAAAACATGAGTTATTACATATAAATAATAACTTACAAGATGAAATAGGTAAACTTCAAAAAACCTTAAACAAAAAATACGGAGATGTAGATATTGATATTAATACGGGAGAAATAAAAGAAAAAGAAGATGTCAAAGCTGATTCGTAAAATATCAATAGGTAAAGATTATAAAAATGACGCCATGCACTATTCTGTTGGACAGGAAGTGTATGGTGGTCATACCATCTGTGATATTATAGAAGAAGAAACAAAGTTTAGTGTTTACATTAGAAAAGGTAAAAAAGTAATACCTTGGAAAGACTTTAATAAAAACATGGCTGTATCAGTAGAATATAATTTAGAATACTAATGAACAGTATTTACGACTTTGTTGTAAAACCAAAAGGAAGTAGATATAATAACAGCAAGAAAGTAGAAGGTGGTAATTTAATAATTAACACTGATAACGAAAAGTTTCAATTTACAAATAGAGAAGCTATTGTAATATCTACACCATTAGTTAACAACACAGGTATAACAGAAGGAGATACTATTATAGTTCACCACAATATATTTAGAAGGTGGCAGAACATGAAGTATGAAGAAAAAAACAGTAAAAGTTTTTTTGATGAAGATAAGTATTTTATTAATAAAGATTTAATATATGCTTATAATAAAGGAAATGGTTGGAAAGCATTAGAAGGTTATTGTTTTATACAACCAATAAAGTCAATCGATAAATTCGACACTAATACAGAAAGACCTTTAATTGGTATTGTTAAGTATTCAAATGATATTGAGGTTGGTAGTTTAGTGGGTTTTTTACCAAAGCTAGAATATGAATTTGTTATCGATGGTAAAAGACTATACAGAATTCACTATAAATTTATTACAATTAAATATGAATATCAAGGAGACGAAGAAGAATATAATCCAAGCTGGGCATAGAGCGGTTGAAGAACTAATTAAGGTTGCTAAAGAAGCAATTGTAGATAGTGACGATGATATATCAGCTGATAGATTAAAAAATGCTGCAGCTACTAAAAAACTAGCTATATTTGACGCATTTGAAATACTTAACAGAATACAAGAAGAAGAAAACTTGCTTGAGGGCAAAACACCTGAAAAGGCAGAGGAAAAAATCTTTAGAGGATTCGCAGAAGGTAGATCTAAGTAATGTACGAGCAAAATTTATATAGCATTGTAGAGCCCATTAAAAAAACTACTATTAGTAGACTTAATAAAGGTAAGAAGTGGGAGTATGGCTACAACAAAGAGCATGATATAGTTATTATAAGTAGAACTGGTGAGATAGGTGATATATATGAAATACAAAATTTTAAAATAGCTTTACCAAAAACACCTAAAAAAGTTTATTCTAATAATAACAAAAAATGGGAACAGTTTGAGTACCCAAAGGAATTATCAAGACTTAAAAATATATTTGACTGGCGTAGTTATCCTGAGGAGAACAAAGCTCAGTGGTTTGATTATATAGACGAAGAGTTCAATAGAAGGGACAACGGTTTTTGGTTTGATAATAACGGTATACCAACTTATATAACAGGTACACATTATATGTACTTGCAATGGAGCAAAATTGACGTAGGTGCGCCAGACTTTAGAGAAGCTAATAGATTATTCTATATATTCTGGGAAGGTTGTAAGGCAGATAAAAGATGTTATGGCATGTGTTATCTTAAAAACAGACGATCTGGTTTTTCTTTTATGTCATCAGCTGAAACAGTTAACCAAGCTACAATATCAAGTGATGCAAGGTTTGGTATATTATCTAAAACAGGTGCTGATGCTAAGAAAATGTTTACCGACAAAGTTGTTCCAATTAGTATTAATTATCCATTTTTCTTTTCACCTATACAAGATGGTATGGATAGACCAAAGTCTGAATTAGCATATAGAGTTCCAGCTTCTAAGTTTACTAGAAAAAAAATCACAGCAAATGAAAAGTTGGAAGATTTAGAAGGATTAGATACAACTATTGATTGGAAAAACACAGGTGACAATAGCTATGACGGTGAAAAACTAAAGTTATTAGTACATGATGAAAGTGGTAAGTGGGAAAGACCCGATAATATATTAAACAACTGGCGTGTTACAAAAACATGTTTAAGATTAGGTAGTAGAATTATAGGTAAGTGTATGATGGGATCAACATCAAACGCTTTAGACAAAGGAGGAGATAACTTTAAAAAATTATACAATGCATCAGATGTTACTAAAAGAAACAGAAATGGACAGACAGCGTCTGGTTTATATTCTCTTTTTATCCCAATGGAGTGGAACTACGAAGGATTTATTGATGAATACGGAAGTCCAGTCTTCGATACTCCGAGTGATGAAGTCTTCGATCCACATGGGGAATTAATAGATATAGGCGTAGTAGAGAACTGGCAAAATGAAGCTGATGGTTTAAAAAACGATTCAGATGCTTTAAATGAATTTTATCGTCAGTTTCCAAGAACTACAGAGCACGCATTTAGAGATGAAACAAAAAATAGTATATTTAACTTAGTTAAATTATACGAACAGATAGATTATAACGAGGAATTAGGTAGAACTCTTGGTATAACACAAGGTAACTTTCAATGGGTTAATGGTGTAAAAGATTCTAAAGTAATATTTTATCCAGACAATAAAGGTAGGTTTAAAGTTAGCTGGACACCACCTCAACATATGCAAAACAAAATATTACTAAAAAACAACGTAAGATGGCCTGGTAATGAGCATATGGGAGCTTTTGGTTGTGATAGTTATGATATATCAGGAACAGTAGATGGTAAAGGTTCTAAAGGTGCTTTACATGGATTAACAAAGTTTAGTATGGAAGATGCTCCTCCTAATCAGTTTTTTTTAGAATACGTAGCAAGACCACAAACCGCAGATATATTTTTTGAAGACGTTTTAATGGCATTAGTATTTTATGGCATGCCACTACTTGCGGAAAATAACAAACCAAGACTGTTATACTATTTAAGAAGACGTGGGTATAGAGGTTATAGTATGAATCGCCCTGATAAAGTTTGGAACAAATTATCTGTAGCAGAAAAAGAAATAGGTGGTATACCAAACTCAAGTGAAGACATAAAGCAGGCTCACGCTGCTGCAATTGAAATGTATATACAAGATCATGTAGGTATAAAAAGCGATGGCAGTACTGGTAACATGTACTTCAACGAAACGTTGAATGATTGGGCTAAATTCGACATAAACAAAAGAACAAGATTTGATGCGGCTATAAGTAGTGGTTTAGCTATAATGGCTTGTAATAGACATTTATACAGACCTAACGCACCTATAGAAAAACAGGCATTAAATATTAGTATAGCTAAGTATAGCAATACAGGGATAAATTCAAAAATAATTAAACAATAATATGGCAGAGTCTATTATAACAAATTTTCCTTCACAAGTCGTTAGCGACGCTGAAAAAATGAGCTCAGGGTATGGGCTCAAGATAGCGCAGGCTATAGAAAGAGAGTGGTTTGAAGGTACTTCTTCTAATAGGTATTCTTTAAGTAAAACAAAATATCATAATCTAAGGAAATACGCTAGAGGAGAACAATCAGTGCAAAAATATAAAAATGAGCTATCTATTAACGGTGACTTATCATATCTTAATTTAGACTGGACCCCAGTGCCTATTATACCTAAGTTTGTTGATATTGTTGTTAATGGTATGGCACAAAGAACTTATGATATAAAAGCTTATTCTCAAGATGAGTATGGTATGGCTAAACGTACTGAATACATGGAGAGTGTTTTGCAAGACATGAGAACTAGAGAGTTTAACGATACAGCTAAACAAACTCTTAATATAGATTTATATAAAAATGATCCAGACTTATTACCAGAAACTGAAGAAGAATTAGCGTTACACATGCAGTTAACTTACAAGCAACAAGTTGAATTAGCTAATGAACAAGCTATAAACGTTTTGCTTGAAGGTAGTAAGTATGATTTAATAAAAAGAAGATGTCTATATGACCTTACAGTTTGTGGTATTGGTTGCGTTAAAACAACTTTTAACTGGTCTGAAGGAGCTAAAGTAGAATATGTAGATCCTGCTAATATAATCTATTCACATAGTGAATCACCGTATTTTGACGATATATACTATATAGGTGAAGTTAAAAATATACCAATAAACGAATTAGTTAGAGAGTTTCCACATTTAACGGACAATGATTTAAACAACTTCAAAAGAAAACACAATAGATTAAAAGCTGGTGACCCAAGGCATGAAGACGCTGATGTTAATAAAGTTCAGATATTATATTTTAACTACAAAACATATATGAACGATGTTTATAAGGTTAAAACAACTTCTACAGGAGGTGAAAGAGCTATAGAAAAAACAGATCAATTTAATCCACCAGAAGATAAAATGATGGATTATTCTAAAATGCAAAGATCTGTAGAGTGTTTATTTGAAGGAGCTATAGTTTTAGGTACAGATTTCTTACTTAAATGGAAGAAAGCAGAAAACATGATGCGAGACAAAAGTGATTTTAATAAAGTTAAAATGAATTACTCTTTAGTTGCGCCGCAAATGTACAATGGTAAAATACAGTCTTTAGTTAGTAGAATTACTGGTTTTGCTGATATGATACAGTTAACACACTTAAAGTTACAACAAGTATTATCACGTATGGTTCCAGATGGTGTTTACATGGATGCTGATGGTCTTGCTGAAATAGACTTAGGCAACGGAACAAATTATAACCCACAAGAAGCGTTAAATATGTTCTTCCAAACAGGATCTGTTATTGGTAGATCAATGACATCTGAAGGAGATCAAAACCCAGGTAAGATGCCTATACAGCAAATAGCGAATGGATCTGGTGGACAAAAAATGCAAAGTTTAATACAGACTTACAACTATTATTTACAAATGATAAGAGATGTAACTGGTTTAAACGAAGCTAGAGACGCTAGTACACCAGACAAGAACTCTTTAGTTGGTGTACAAAAATTAGCAGCTGCAAACTCAAATGTAGCAACAAGACATATATTAAACTCACAATTATTTTTAACAGCAGAAACAGCTGAGGCGTTGTCGTTAAGAATATCTGATATTATAGAGTACTCACCAACAAGGGAGGCGTTTATACAAGCTATAGGTGCTCACAACGTAGCTACACTATCTGAAATGTCTGAGTTACATCTATATGACTTTGGTATATTTATAGAGTTAATGCCTGATGAAGAAGAAAAGCAAATGTTAGAAAATAACATACAAATGGCTATAAATCAAAAACTAATTGATTTAGATGATGCTATAGATTTACGTGAGATTAGAAATTTAAAAATGGCTAATCAAATGTTGAAAATTAAAAGAAAAAAGAAGTTAGAAAGGGATCAGAAAATGCAGCAAGAGAATATACAAAAACAATCTGAAGCTAATCAACAAGCTCAACAAGCCGCTGCTCAAAGTGAGATACAAAAAAACCAAGCTAAAGTTCAATCAGACATAGAATTAGAAACAGCTAAAAATGATATGAAACTAGCCTTCATGAAGCAAGAAGCTGAAATGAAAAAACAATTAATGGATCACGAGTTTGAAATAAATAGAAAACTAAAAGAACTAGAACAAGGTCCAACAAAGAGTGATGCTTACAAAGAAGATCGTAAAGACGAAAGAGTAAAATTACAAGATGGGTTAAAAAAAGCAGAACAAACACCTAAAAAGTTTGAGTCTGCAGGTAATGATACTATGGGAGCGGGATCTGGAATAAGCATAGGAGGATTAACAAGTAACTAATTATATTATATTATGGAAGAAAATGAAAACAAAGTAGCCGAGGAGGCTACACAAGAAAAGGTAGAACAAACACCTGTAGATGAAACAAAGTTTGAAAGCGCTGGAGATGATAGCGTTATAAAGATAGATTTAACAACACCAATAGAACCAGAAACAAATGAAACCACAGAAACAATTAAAGTTGCAGAAGATAACACTGACAACGAGGGAGTGGTTGGAGTCGATGAAGATGCCAATGCCACAGAAAAACAAGAAGAAGTACCAGAGGAACCAGAAGCACCGAAAAACGAATCAGTACTAGAAGAAATAACTGAAGATTCTACACAAGAAGAAGTTACTGAAGCTGAAGAGCAAATAGAAGAAGCTATAGCAGAATCAGAAGCTACAGGTGATCCACTGCCAGAAAATATACAAAAGGTAGTAGAGTTTATGAGAGAAACTGGAGGTACTTTAGAAGAATACGTATCTTTAAATAAAGACTATAGCGAAGAAGATGACTCTGTAGTTTTAGAAGAATACTATCAAAAAACTAAACCTCATCTAACATCAGAAGAAATAAACTTTTTATTAGAAGAAGAGTTTTCTTATGACGAAGAAGTAGATGATGAGAAAGATATTAAAAGAAAAAAAATAGCGTTAAAAGAGCAAGTTGCCAACGCTAAAAGCCACCTAGACGGGCTAAAGTCTAAGTATTATGAAGAAGTTAAAGCTGGATCAAAACTCACGAGTGAGCAACAGAAAGCAATTGACTTTTTTAATAGATACGAAAGCGAATCACAAGAAAATGAAAGGGTTGTTAAACAACAGACCGAAGCTTTTCAGGATAAAACCAAGCAGGTTTTTAACGATAAATTCAAAGGTTTTGAATATAACATCGGGGATAAGAAGTTTAGGTTTAATGTTAACAATGCTAATGAGGTAAGAGACACTCAAAGTGACTTAAATAATTTTGTAGGAAAGTTTCTTGACAAAAATAATACAATGTCCGATGCGAAGGGTTATCATAAATCATTATTTACGGCTATGAACGCTGATGCAATTGCCAATCATTTCTATGAACAAGGTAAAGCTGACGCCATTAAAGATACGGTTGCTAAAAGTAAAAATATAAATACTGCTAGACAATCATTCGATGGTGGAGAAGTTGGTGGAGTTAAGTTCAAAGTGCTTGGTCAAAATTCAAGTGGTTTAAAGTTCAAAATTAAAAATAAATAATAAATTTAAAAATTAGATAAAATGGGATTAATAAGTATACCTGGAGCTGGTGATATTACACCGGCTGCAAAAAAACAAGTTGTACCATCTGCGTATGTTGACTTTACAACTGCGACTTGGGCACAACAATATTTACCAGATCTTATGGAGAAAGAAGCTGAGGTGTTCGGACAAAGAACAATCTCTGGTTTCCTTTCACAAGTAGGAGCTGAAGAGTCTATGGCTGCTGACCAAGTGATTTGGACAGAGCAAGGTAGATTACACTTGTCGTACAAAGGTTGTACGATTGATGCTGGTAACGCTGCTGCATTAAACGCAATTACAATTGGTACTGACGTTGATGGTAATGCAATGGGTGCTAACCACGGTATTAGAAAAGGTGATATGTTATTAATAACTTCATCTGCTGGTGCAAACACTGTAACTGCTTACGTTACTGCTGTTGCTGCTGCTGTTGTAACTGCTGAGCCATATGATACTGCAACAAGTACTGAACTTGCTGTATATGGTGCTGCTGGAACAAATGCTGCTGACGTATCTGTATTAGTTATAGGTTCTGAATTCAACAAAGGTGATAACTATGCTGGATCTGCTGCAAGAACTGCTAATGAGCCATCTTTCGCTACGTTTAACAACAAGCCAATTATAATGAAAGATTTTTACCAGGTTTCTGGTTCTGATACTTCTCAAATTGGATGGGTTGAAATTTCTGGTGAAGAAGGACAAAACGGTTACCTATGGTACTTAAAAGCTGCTGGTGATACAAGAGCTAGATTCTCTGACTATGTTGAAATGACATTATTAGAAGCTAAAAAATCTGGACAAGCAATTACTGGTCTTTCTGGTGCTGCTGGTGATGGTACACAAGGTTTATTTGA